TCCTTTTGCAAACTATTCTGGATTAAATTGGATCGCAATGTTATAAATAAAATTGAATCCAAATCCCCAAATCAACACATAACAAACACCCCCAAACCCAACAATGTCCAATCAATCAAAATCCGTATTATTATCGACCCTCGCCGATAAAAATTCCCACCCTCGTGATAAGAATCTCGTATTCGATGAACCAACCCATAAATATACAATAACCACCGACCCCGATTCCCAATATACGAGTGTAACAACATGGAACCATTCTCATTTCCCGCACTTTGATGCCGACGATATTATTGCAAAAATGATGAAAGGAAAAAACTGGAATGAAAATAATAAATATTGGGGAAAATCGCCGCAAGAAATTAAAGATGGATGGACTGCTAATGCACAAGCGGTATCGGGAGCAGGGACGGATATGCATTTTGATATTGAATGTTTCATGAACCAAACAACCCAAAAAACAACACCAATAACCCACCACGATCTCCTAGAAAACTACGAATCTACGCTACAGAAGACAGGTCAAGATCCCCCGAATTTATCCGAAGAATGGCAATATTTCCTGCAATACGCCAATGCCTTCCCTGATCTCACACCATATCGTACCGAATGGATGATATATCATGAAGATCTTAAATTGGCCGGATCAATCGATATGGTTTACGAAAACCCTGATGGAACATTAATGATTTATGATTGGAAACGAGCGAAAGAAATCAGTAAAACAACTGCATTCAATAAATATGCATTGACCGAATGTATAAATCATTTACCGGATACCAATTTTTGGCACTATAGTTTACAATTGAATACGTATAAAGCTATTCTTGAATCAAAATATAATAAAAAAATCAGTGCCCTATATTTAGTCAGATTACACCCCAACAACACGAGAAAAACGTACGATTTAATCAAATGCGCAGACTTATCTACCGAAATCCAGGAATTATTTGATTATAGAGCCGCGTCATTATTACAACAAAATTCAACCCAAGAAGAACAGAAAGAACACTAAAAACCACTTAAATACAATAATATAAACAAAACAATATAAACAAAACAATGCCGGATGCTTCCGTTTTTTTAACTAATTTATTTCTGTTCGCATTGTTTATGCGTTATTTATATTATGTCGCCGATGAAAAGGAAGAACGTGGATTTATTCAAGGAGTAGATTATATATGTGCAGCAATAAAAAATACCGTAACGAATACCGTAGCAAATACCATTACGATTTCGTATAATGCCTATAAATTCATCGAAAAATTGGGAAAAACGAGAACAATATTAAATGATAGCGACGAAGATGAGGAGGATGAAGATGAAACCAAAAAAGAAAAAGAAAACAAAAACAAAAAAGAAACCAAAATAGTAAAATATGAAGACAAGTATTTGACCAAATATCATGAATTAGAAGATATTGAATGTTCGAAAGAACGATTGGATAATTTGAAAAATAGTATTTTAATGGAAAATACACCGCAAGGAAATCTCATAATGTTTTATGATAATAGTAGGGAATCATTTATTTTTTATTCGGATAATACAATTCCTTATCGATATTTAGAAACGGCAGGACGTAAATATGTTATTATGAATAATTGTAAACGTATTTTTGTAGATATGGCACAAGAAATTGATAATGTAAAGCAAAAGCAAGATCAGCAAAAGCAAGATCAGCAAAAGCAAGATCAGCAAAAGCAAGAATTAGAAGAACCCACATCGTCATCAACTAAAAAAAATGTATTTGCAAAACTAAAAAATTACAACAATACTCCTACTAACCCAAGAAATTCAACCAATCCAGCCTCTCAATCAACAAAAAAGTCAGACCTTCTTATTGTAAAAGAACATGCAAATAGATATTCATATGAAGGAAAGATGGCAAATTTTAGTTTTTTGAAAAAAGTAGACCGAAAAGTGGTGGATAAAAAATATGCAATGAGTTTTGCCGAGTTTAGAGCAATGCAAAATGCAGCAAACTTGAAAAATTAAAAAACTCGGTATAATATAACAACATAAATATATGACTACAGTACAAGTACCATTGTCCCAAGCACAAGTACCATTGTCCCAAGCACAACAATCAAAAATAAATCAAGAAGCCTCACTAACAACAAACGAAATTGTAAATATTGGTCAAAGTTCAAACTTACAAACAGACCCATTGAGTCAATCCCTTGGCGATGTAGCCGATCCATTATTATCCGGTGCAAATAAATCACTTGAAATAGGTGTTGATGAAGTAGCTAAATTTCTAGGTAATATTGCCAACATTTTAAATAAAGATATAACTGAACTTGGGGGGGGGATATTAACTCGAGATCTTACTGATATCGAATATAAACAAAAATTAGAAAACATTGAAGCTACCGCTGCAGTAACATCCATGATAATTAGTAATGCAATGCCAGGTATAATACAAAATATAGGAACTGATGCTATAGATCCTCTTATACAAGAGTCTGTTAGTACATTTGCACAATCATTAAAAGATGCATCGATGCTTATACCCGGAATAGCTGCATTTTGGTTAGCGGGAGATACTGTCCGTGCTATTTCAATATTAGGAAGTGCTGGAGTAAATATAGCAGCTGCAATTGGACAAGGATTAATACCTGCGGGAGGAGAATATATACAAGTTATGGATATGTTAAAATCTGCAGAAGCAAAAGACAGACAAATACAAGAACAAAACCTTGCACAAAATGCAACATTGGGACAAAATGGTCAAGTAGGAGGACCGGGTACACCAGCAGGACAGCCAGAACCCGCACAAGCAGGAGGCCATAAAAAATCAAATAAACGACAACATAAACATTCCACAAAACTAATAGCCAAAAGAGTTGCGACAAGTATCCATCAATTTATGGAAACCAATAATATACATCACAATAAAACTAAAAAAAGGGTACCTAAAAATAAATCCTCCAAAAAACGCAACCCCCGTCCTCCGATAAACTAACCAATCGCCCGTTTCTTCCACGAAACATAACCCGTGCTTCTCACAATATTAAATGATGTCCCCAAATGATTAAATGCAATGGTATACGCTTTTCTCTCATCGTCATTTAACTGTTTTAAATAATCAAATATCGATTTCTGTATTTCTTCGGAATATTCTAATATAATAGTGGGAATAGGTAGATCGAGTTCTGTCCAAATTAATGCTGACATTGTTTCTGTTTTTGTTACTGTTACTATTATCAATAAACAAACCAATAATAATAAATTCAATTTTTAATTTTATAATACAAAAACCAAAAAAATCGGTATCTGAAATGATAAAAGTATAAAAAATTGAAACAAAAATAAGCAATTAAAAATCAATAACAATTAACAATTAACCCTATAACAACCAAAAAAACAAAAACAAATAATAATGACACAAGAAATAGAACAAGAAATAGGACAACGACAAAATGAAAACGGGAATAATATAACCATACCCATTTTCCGGTATAAATTCACACAAGAATATATGGATGAATTATATCTATTCTCGAAAATACATCAATATGATGATAGAGTTAGTTTCAAAGAGGCGTGGGAAATATGGATAAATGAAAATGAAGATAGTGTAAATAATGAAATGACTAGAATTAGAGGGTTGGGATATAATGGCGATATTATAGATAAAATGTTTAAAAGCGCTCGATATTATTTCCGCAAGAAAAACACAGCAATAAAAGAATTGGGCGAAAGACAACAATATGTTGGTGTCCAAAAAGAAGTATTAGATGCGATGGATCGACATATTATACAGAATATTAATAGTGAAAATTATAAACCGTCAAATGGATTTTCGGATTTCTGTAATTCAAATATAGATGTATTAAAAAAAGAAATCGCACATTTAATTGAAAATAAAATGACGGATTCTAAATCAATTCAATCAAAATTTAAAAAAACATATAAAAATCGTTATTTCATGATTTCGACCCAGAATAAATAACAAAAATAATACCAAAAACAATACTAAATAAGTATATGATTTATAATTAACCTACATCGTACCGAAAATGACACATGTGTCATTCCACTACGCAGTAGTAGTGTTTAGGCATGCCTTCAATGTACTTATGATCATACATGATCATAAAATATTCGTAGTAATACCGAGGAAAATCCTAGGGATTTTCCGGTATTATGAAGGTTAACATTGGATGAATGGAATGGATAATTTTTATTAGCAAAATAGTTATATTTTGCAATTGAAATCATTCAATTATATTTAATCTGTTTATATATTATATGGCAGTAGTTCATTACACCGATGACCAATTACGGGCTTTTTATAACGATGAAAGTTTAATACACCCCGATAATTTAGTACAAATTAATGAGTTAGTAATAGGCAAATATTATATAATGTGTCCTGTACATCATGCAGATACAAAATTTCTAGTACGATATGTAGGACCAGATACAAGACCGACTGATGGGAAAATATTACATGGAGTTAAAATATTAATGATTGGAGACCCCCTTGAACGCGTGCTTCAAAATGGAATAGATAGCTTTGCTCGTGATGATGCTCTTATTTACAATATTCCAGCTGTAGATGCGGCTGCTGGAGGCGGAGGTGGGTATCGTAGAAAAAAAAGAGGTAAATCAAGAAAAGATAGAAATAGTAAATCTAGAAAAGGTAGAAGTAGTAAAGCAAGAAAGAGAGGTCGTAAATCTAGAAAATACCAAAAACAATACTAAATAATAAATAATAAAAACTACCTATATTATTTATTATGACATCAAAACAAAAACATCCTTCTATTTTTTATCCATGTGTTAAACTCGATACAATACAAAATCTACCAACACAACAAAAACAAAATCAACAAAAACAACTAATAAAAATTAAAAAACTAACACCTTCACTAAAAAACGAAATAGCCATGTCAGAACATATAATTGCCAATATACCTAATTATTCTCGCCATTTTTCGCCGGTAATTAAACATTCATTAATATCATTGGCGGAAATAGATGATGATATTGTCCCAATATCGAGACAATCAACACAATCAGGTCACGTATTATTAACTATGGCGGCATCATCGCCTATAAACAAAACAATACCAACAAAAACAATACCAACAAAAACAATAATACATGATTATTTATATTTATTGACCGCATTACAGATCCTTGAATCAAATCAATTGGTCCATGGAAATATAAATTGGGACAATATCCATTATAATACAACAAATCAACTGTTATTATCAGATTTTTCATATTCATTTGACTTTAAAAGAATAAACAAAGAGAGAAAAAGGAATTTAATTCTATCAATTCCCTCAATTCCCCCAATTGAACTCTTTATTGCCCAAAAACTCAGTAAAACGCACACCAGTTTATCTGTAAATATAATAGATGAATTGTGTGATGAATATATTTCCAGTCTC